CCGATCTGCAAAAACGGTTTTATTCGATGGAAATAATGATGACGAATTCAAAGCAAATTCGCCAGGGTCATCATAAGCAAATGCAACCGAACCAATAGTGTTTTTTATCAACGTGTCAACGGTTGGAGCAGTAACTCCCGCTTGCGTTATGATTGCAAAATATTCTTTGATTGCACCCGCACCACCACCGACAACTTCTATTCCATTCGATGAACGTGTATACATTATTCCATCGGCTGAATTGAAAAACAATTCACCCACATAAACATCAGTCGCAATCCAACTTCCATCCGTGTGGTCATCACTTGCGGGAATCGTTGGAACTTCTCCAGCGATACTTGATACTTTTACCACTCTTCTTTCAACGCTTGTTCTGCACATATTTTTATCCTCCGTAACTTAATTTAGCAGTTGTTTCTGCTTTGTTTATTTCGCCTCTAACAACAGACACACCCGTGTCCGCTCCATTACTATTGTTCCCGCCTTCGGAAACTAAATCATTAGTCAAATCTTGTGGCACTAAAATTGGAATCAATCTTCTTCGACTTCCCTCAACTATTCTCACGAGTTCCATATACGTTGTTTCTTCACCATTTCCATTGTAGTCAACTATCTCATTCTTTCTAAACAATACACCATTAATCATTGCAAACCTTCTGAATGATTGTGGTCGGATATGCGACTTGTTCAGCTTATAATATGCTTGGAATATTTTCGAATCTTTGCCAGTTATTTCTTTCAAGAACTTTTCGTGATAAACCGAAAACATATTCTCATTGACATAATTTGCATTCGACCATTGCAAGAAAATCGGTAACTCAAAATTAAAATCAAATGTCGGATTATCTAAATCATCCAAGTGATTAATGCAAGGATAAGATGTGTAAGTGTTGAATGTTGTTGTCACCGCTGAATTACGCAACACCCACGAATCGGATGCTCTCAATCCCGAATAAATAAACGCTCGTGGCTTTCCCTTGAATGGAGTAACAACACCAGTATTTTCATCGAATGCAATTATGGTCGGAATAACAATGTTCGTTCCTGGCACTCCCACCGGCACGGTCTGAGCAAATGGTAACTGAAAAACTCGTTCACCTTTTTCGAATGTCGATTGCACTTGATAGTTCTTGTCACCATAACCTTGACCAAATTTGCTGCGATAATTTTGATTATAATAATCGTTGTCTTCGAGAAATTTGTATAAATAATTTTTACCTTTAATCTGTGATGATGAAAGTATTTTCTGCTCCCTTGAATGGTCGAGCAGTTGTGTCATATCATCGAATACGTTTGAACCTAAATAGAAATCATCCAACGGTTCTATTTTCACACCACCTTCCGAATCTGCATCGTCAACGTAAAGATTGAAAGCCAAGATTACACCATTCAAAAAATCTGAACATTTCATTTCGGGAATGTAATTCGACAAGTAGATAGTATCACCATCGATTGGCACACCACCCAATGAACGCAACTCGAAATTCCAAGTTCCACTATTAGCAATGCCAATGGTGTACGTTGGCATATCTTCGGGAAGTGTTTGTGAAGTATCTATTTTTTGAAATCCTATTTTAAATACAAGTGAAATCACATCACCAACATTGAGTGATAAATTTATCGAACCATTGAATGTGGTTATTCCAGTATTATTTGTAACAAAAATATTTCCGAGGTCTGCTCCATTTCTTACAACCCTCAATGCTGCCGTGCTTAATAAACCACCGCTCGAAGTAAAATCAACATCACCATTAAATAACAATTGATAAGTCCCTTGCTTGGCAATCGTAAAGTCTCCAGTTGTTTCATCGAACTGACCAAGAGCATCCACCACCAATGTTGTTGCACTCCAAAAATTATCAGCGATTTTTAAAATCTTACTATAATTATAATTGTATCTATAAAGTAGATTTCCTGTGGGTGGCAATGGAAAAAATGGAGTATCAAACGACGAGTAAGTTATATCTTCGCTGAATGAACCCGTCGCAGTATATTCTGCTTTACGTTGCAAGACATCGGATGCACTTACATTTTGTTTCTCACCACCACCAAAACCAAGAACGAATCGTTTAAATCTTTCTGAATCAATAAAATTTCCAATGATAGTCTGACCGACTAATGCAAAGCACTTGGTCATTATCTCTCGGAAATAAATATGTGGGAATATATTATTTGTTTTATAGTCTCGAAGATTTCCCGAATAGCCATAATCCGCCAACGGATATAGATATCCAAATCCATCAGGAACACCACCCGTAAAGTTCGCAACTGGTGAACCATTTTGAACGACCGAAGTTGCCCAACTATTTTCAATATTCGTGATTGATAATGTATGGTCATATTCCGACCATCCCAATTCTGAAACTTTAATATCTTTCAATAACGAAAACAACTCGACCATATTGGTCATTAAAACAATATTGAAAAAGTAATTTTTATTTTCAATCGTCACGCTTTGAAGTCTGCACATCCCGATGAAAATATTATCACCATCTTCTGAATAGGTTGCTGGAACTTGTTGCGTTGGGTCGAAGTCAAAACCTACCGTTGCATTCTCAATCGCTGATAAACTCAACGAATATGTTGATGAGAAAAATGCTTTGTTTCTTCTTGTGCCTGGTAGCTTAATATTTTTAGAATAGTTCCTCTTTCGATTCTGTGGTTCTTTAACATCAGCAATAGAATAAGACAAAGGGACTGGCATATCTTCGCTGATATCAATCAAAACATTGTTTATCGTTAGTCTTCCTTTCATTATATCAATACCGATTTACGAGCATCCGACAATCCGACTTCGACAATCTCTTGAACAAGTCCATCAGTAATAATTTTTTTCTTGATGTAAGATGAATTTAAAATCTGCACTCGATAAGTCACCAATGAATAAATCATACAGACAAATGGTGATTCATATAATTCACGAACCAACCAATTTTGAACATCGACTTCAATCCAGTCTGAAGTGACGGTCATCTTACCACTTGATGTCACCAAGTAATCTTGCTGCCTACCATCCGTTGTGTTAAATACGAATTGATTTGCATCGTTCCATTGTCCGAATTGTTTTTCAAATCCATATCTCTTTATGCTTCTCGTTTCCTCAGTTGCTAAGATGTAAGAAAAACATTCTATACTTCCGATTGAACTGAGAAATAAAAATCTTTTTGTGATATATCTATCGCAAGACCTATCAATATAAATTCTAAAAGTTTGCGTTGCTGCTGCACCTATGTCAAGGTAAACTTCGTAATAAGCTGAATCATCAAAATCCAATTGAGTGATTGATGTTGCTGCGATTATTGACGCTTGTGATAAATTAAAAATCGTAAACTTATAAGCAGTAATTGCAACGCTATCCGATGCCACTACTGAACCGTTGGCATCGTATAAATAAATCTCAATAAAATTTCCAGCTTGATTATTCGTTAAGAACATTGTCCACATTTGTTCCGTTGGTGAACAAAAATATTTTGAAGATGATGGAAATAATGTTAACCATTTTTTATTCAATCCATAGGCATAATCGGTATAGTCCCAATCGATGAAATCACTATCCGACAATGATGCTTTGAAAACGGTTATCGTTGATGATGTTGCTGAAGCTTGATTCGCTGCTGGTGTTCCATATCGTTCAAAAACCTTGATGTAAATCTCGGTATTATTCGCAGCCGTATCGTGAAAGTTTGACCCCATATAAGGAACACCGCACGACACCGTAGCATAATCAGTCGCATCGTAATGTGCATATATTCCATTCTCAGGAAAGACCAAATGGTTTCCGCTTAATATTCCACCAACGTATACTTCAATGTAATAAACAAAATTTGCATTCGCAGTTTGGTTCGAAGAAAAAGTAAACACAACGGGATTATCCGATGGAGTATATAATTGCGGAACGCTTTCGATTGTGACTGCCATTATTGTTGTGAATTTATTTTGTCAGCAATTGTTTTGAACTTTATCGACACCGCCTCACCCATTGCCACGCTCAATGCGAATTCTAATTGAGCAGCAAAATCTTCACCAAACGATTCTTCAATAAATGGTTTTGGTTTCAATCCTTTCTTCTTCACTCCTGATGCGATTGCCCAACTTAATTGCTCATATGTTTTGATATATGGATTGTCCGATGGTAACTGAACACCAGCCGATGGAATCCATTCTCTGATTGCTTCTGCCATTGCTCCATTCGGACTTGCAGTCTTGAATGAATATGGTGACGAATGTGATTGTTGTAATCCATTTACACCCGCATCAATAAATAGCAAAGCAATATCACCTTCAATAGTAAAACTAAATGAAGAACCATTTTTGGAAATAGGCATTGCAATAATACTCTGAGCAGAAGTTCCCGATTTAGATTTAGATTGGTCTTTAATTAATTGTCTTGCAAGATTAATCGCTTCTTCATTAACCGAATCCAATGCAATCAATACCGCATCAGTTATCGGGTCTTGACTAACACCTAAATTTAATTGATTGACTATATCACCTTCGTTAATTGCCATACGCTAATAAGACTATTTTTTTCGCATCTTAGATATTCGCATTTGTTCCATATCGGCTTCGTATTTCCGTTTCATAATAAACAAAAAGTGTTGGCATTGCAACGCAGTTACTTTCTCCCATTGCAGATAGTCTTCCTTCGCAATTGCGTGAATCCAATTCAGCCACGATTCTGAATTATCTTCAACGCTTTTTGCCTTAGCATCTGACTTCTTGCGGTTTGTAGTACCATAAATCCTGGCAATAATTGTTCCCGTTTCTGCAAAAAAAAATCGACCACATCGACATAGTGGTCACCCCGAAAATGTTTGGTCATTAATTCAGCACGGTCTTCAAGTTTCTCATCACCATACTGCGTTCCCTTTCTCAAGTAAAGGATTGCAATGAACTTGCCTGGATAGGTCAGCACTTCTTGACCGATTACATCAGCATCAATGAACCTTCCCGCAGACCAAGACTTGTGAGCAAGGTCTTGATTAAACTCATAGGTGATTCCTTGAATGGTCACTTCCTTCGGTGGTTTTTGCTTCTTACGGTCAACGGATTTGATTATATAAGTAAATGCTTTTTTCACCGATTCAATATCTACTTTTTTTATTGCGTCAACACTATGACCAGTGACCGCTGCAATCACTTCGCACATTGTTATAATGGTGACGTTCTCGAATGGATTCGTTGCAATATAATCCATCAACCTTGCAGCTTCGGTCAACGTGTACTTGTCGAGTGAAATCGGGATGTGTAACTTCATAAATATTTTTTAGTGTAAATGTAATCCGATAATTTATTTTGCTCAGTTGTTATTTTGCCAACATTCGATTCGAATATTGATTCGGTGCTTTCCATCATTTTCATCCATCCTAATTCGTGTTTGCAACATATCGCTTGGATTCCGCAGTCAGCCATTTCTTTTGCGAAGACCAAGTCCGACATTCTCAAATGCATCGATGCGAATAGTAGTTGTGGTCTGAAGTAGTAAGTATCGAATGCAGTCACTCCAGTTCCAGCGACATCAACAATCACGTCTTCGCTTACCGTTCCCATACATCGATATGCTTTCTTGTGTCCGTGATAATAATTCAATCCAACACCATCAAGCTTCCTTCCGTGATAAGTAATGACACAACCTTTATGTTTATTAATATTGCTCAAAGTTTTTTCAACGTAATCGGATGGATAAATGAAATCATCATCCATCATAAAGTAGTATTCAATCGAATCGGAAATAAAATAAAACTTTCCGTTATCGGTTAAATTATTCCCGTGAGCGATTTTTATTTTATCCCGTTTCAATTTTGCAATAAAAGCATAATCCACTTGTTCAATCTCGTTGAAGTATATTCGTATCTCATCAACTTGATTGTATATTGAATCAATCATTTTTAGCAGAACATTTATTCTGCTTGGCATCGTTGCAATATTGGCAGTAATTTTTTTCAATTTAATTTTTTCGCTGGTGGTTTTGTTCCGAGCATCTTGTGAAACTTTCGCATTGCATTCTCCATATTGATGGCAGCACAATAGATGTGGTCTTCTTTTATTTCCAGTTCTCGATGTTTGCGAATCAACTTGTCTTCACCAATTACGGCTTTCGATTTGCCAAGTTCGGTCTCGTAAATCATTGAATTGATTAAGTCAAGTTCCCACATCTTCATTCCAGGGTGCAGTTCAAAGTTTCCCTTGAATATTTTTTTTTCTTGCACCACAACCAATTCAGAAATCTCACCAGTCGCCAATGGCTTTTCGTTTTCGTCCGAGAATATTTTCATTCTAAAATGTATTTATGTTTGTCGGTCAGGATGTAATCAACATTTTTCAAATCTTGCTCTTCAGGTTTGCGAATGTAGATGCAAACTGCTTCCGCATTCAACTCCATTTTTTCGAGCATATAAATAATGGAAGTTGAAACGGTATGTATTTGTTTTGCGTTCTGCAATACCTTGTACCAATCGAGCAAAGTGAAACCATCAATGATTTCCATATTGATAATTTTGCAATTCGATTCGATTGCTATTGGTGGGATGGTTCTGATTTGGGTCTTGTATGCCGTATTCACAACGATATATTCTTGACCATCATCAAGACCGAGCATCGAAAACAAAAGGTCTTCGGACTTCTCATCTCGCACCCACTCGAAGTCTCTCCATTCCTTCCAAGCATTCCAGTCATTTGTTCCGAGTGCATACTTCGACTTCATACATTCACGCAAGGTGACCTTCATAATATTTTGAGACCATCGCATCGGAATCACTCGGAATCCATTTCCTTTCACTTCAACTTGACTATTGTAATCGATTGACAAAAGTTTCTTATCAACGAAAGTAATATCGGGGAAATGTTTTTGAATATTTATAAACTGCGAATCGACTGCCCAAATCACACGATGACCATCTTCGATAAAGTCATTCGCAATCTTGATGCAAAACAGAATGTCACCAAGTCCAGCGAATTGATTCATCACAATAATATCTTTCGTGTCATTATCGCAATACTTGAAGTCGGTTGCCACGCAAGGTCTTTCGTGATGCCCCATTGCCGATTTTAATCCGATATGCTGAACGATTGATGGGTTGCTTACGATTATATCCATACCAGTCGCAGAGTATGCCTTACAAGCCAATTCGTCCCAGTTACCTTTCCCGTCCTTCAAAACTTGTTGACAAGCTGGTTCAATATACTTTCGGAATGTCGCTTCGTTCATTGCCATATTGATTCCACCACAAGACTTTTTCGTGTGATAGTTTGCGAATGATTTCAATATCGGATGTCTTGCTTTACCGAGTGAATTCGTCACGAGTGAATTGAATCCAGTTATTATTCTGCCAGGAAATTGTTCAATGAGTAATTGCATCTTACTGAAGAAATCTTCGCACACCACCGCATCACCATCCAAGTTGATAACGACATCGCAACCGTTTGCGAATAGATGGTTATATCCAGTTATAATCGATTGAGATATCCCCGACTTCTTTTGGTTATACATCACCGAATAAAAATTGCTTTCAAGATATCCCGATTCAATCAACTCGATTGTTTTCTTATCAGTTGAGCAATCATCGACAATCAATACTTCAACGTCTGAATTCAAATCCGAATAGTTCAAACTTGCCAAACACCTTTCTAAATAGTCTGGTCGATTGTATGTAGTAATCAATAATCCTAATTTCATACTTCAAGAATAAAGTTGTGTTCGTGATTCGTTTCCATTGCCGCACGGAATGATTCGATTGTGTAGTCAATCAATTGACCATCGACTAATCTTCGCACTTTGTAAATCGGGAATATTGTTTCGATGATGTCTTGAATATTTTGTTCCTTGTCAGGAAACCACGCTGGATGAAACGAGACATAAATGGTCGGCTTGTGTGCTGCCAAGAATTCTCGTGCTTGTTTTAATATTAGCACCTCGCCACCTTCAACATCGATTTTGATTAGTGAAACTTCAGACATATCTATGTCCGTATATTCAACGAATGAACGCAATGTGGTTGATTCAATCTGCGTCTCACCATTGACATTGCCACGATTAATCAAACTGCTTTCGGAATTACCGAATGATGATTGTGTGTTCAATGTGACCAATCCTTCTTTGTCTGAAATCGCTACTCCATAAAAAAACTTTAATCCACATTTATTCAGTTTCAAGTTTTCAGTCAACTCGCAATGGATGTTCGAATCAGGTTCGATGGTGAAAACTTTCGCTCCCAACTTTTTTGCGTAAATGGAGCAGACACCATTCCAAGCACCGATATCAATGAATGTTGAATTGGGTTTGATGTATCGGTCAAAGACCTTGAACGTATCAGATTCCCAATTCCCGTTTTCGACTTCTGCCCAAAACTCAGGTCTTGATTTGAATTTAATGCCGTGACCGTTTTTGAATATTTTCATTTCGTGTTTATTTTTATCGCTTCTAAAAATTCGTCCATTGCCATCACTCTTCCTGGCTTCTCCGAGTTATCCATCAACGCACAATTCTTGTCCGTTCGAATAACGACCTTTTTCATCACCAAACATTTGACCGCTCCATTGTAAACACCCGCATTAAATTTGCATCGATTACATTGCCACAATCCAAGTCTGCTCATTTCTGAACAACTACATAGAATGAATTATTCAAATCATTCTCTGAAACAAATACCTTGCTCCATTGAGTGAACTCAAAATAATCTTTCATCACAAATGGATGCAAGTTGTGAATATGTTTTTGATTGTTCCAAGTTCGCCAATATTCTTGCGAGTAATGTGGCAAGTATAAAAATAACACACCACCATCTTTCAACATCGTTCGCCAATAGTTCAATGTTTTTGTCCAATCAGGAACGTGTTCGAGACAATGTGAACTGAAGATATAATCCCACTTGCCATCGGCATCTTCGAAGTTTCTCGGTAGTGACATTGCGTTGTAGTTAGGGTCAATGACTGGGTCAACGGGAAACGAGCCAGGGAATGACCATTCCAATCGGTTGCATCCAACATCAACACCAGCACCTTTCAAGATTTCTTTTGCGAATGGAAATGCAAATTTTGCAGCGAATCCCTCACCTTGAAACTTGGGATATTCTTTTCCATTAAAAATTATTGTTTCAATCATAGTTCAAAAGTAAATATTATTTTTTAATATACATAGTAGTTCGTCTCGATTGGTGCAATGCCTAACTCGGTATATCTCATCGCATCGCAAAAATGGTCGACCTTCTTCTCAGGCTTATTCAATGGCATCCCGTTCACGTCCTTTGCCCATATGTACGATTCAAGTTCTTTGATTCCATTCTTGCTTGACGAAGTAATCATAAATCGATTCTCATTTATCTTCTCAATCGAAAAGTTTACTGAGCCATCAGGTTTGTTCACCTTGACCACATCGATACCCATCTCGACAAGTTCGTTGATGGTTCGTGGGTCTTCACTATCCGCATAGATTGGAACGATGCCCGAATATTGTCTGAGTGCTTCGGCAATCTCTCTATTCCCTTTCTGCCTTGCATACATCACCTCGTGATAGATTGATATACCTTGCCATTTATACTTCGCCACAATCGAAGTAAATGAGTTGGTGAACCCGAAGTCAAGACCGAGGCAATCCAACACCGCATCTTCGGGAATGTTATCAATCTTGTCCCAATCCTTGAAGATTAATCCATCAAGCATTCCAGTCTGACCCATTCCGTACACCTTCCAAACATTCGACCAGTAGTGCGACTTGATGTTCGATTCAGCAAATAATAGTTCACCTTGCACCAATGGATTGTGAAATGCTTTCTCTCGGTAAAGTTCAATCTCGTATCGCTCCGATTCGGAGAGTAGTTCGTTGTCTTTATAGGATAGAATAATGAAATCGCAATCAACTCTATTGATAAGTTCTTTGTGAACGAAGAACTCTGAATCGGGATTGAAATCGGCAAGTACCAACTTCGTCCTCGATGCTATTTGCCGATACGATTCGAAGTCGCATTTGTTTATCTCATTAAAGTATGCAAGGTCTGAACGAAGTCCTTTACCGACATCCGACTTATCAAGACCGATGAACTTAATGAACGAACCATTCGGAAACTTATAAAGTGTTCCAGCTAAGAATCGATGCTCTTCATAAAGTCCCGCCATTCGCATCACCTTGATGAAGTCCTTGATTACGGTCAGTCGCATCTTGGTCAACTCTGCCGAAATAATTAAGATTTCTCTATCGGGTTGCGACGATGCGTGGTTGCATATCAGTATCAAGAACGATATGGTCTTCCCCGCTCCCTGACCACCTTGAACGATTCGAATCTTTTTTTTTAATGATGCTATCTTCCTAAGTGCCGTTGTTGCTTGAATCATCCGATAGTGGGTCAATATTAAGTATTGAAACGGTTTTAATATTTTGGTCAAGCTGAACTTTGTTTCCGTATTTTTTAGGATTCAACTTTTCAATTAAAAGTTTTCGAGCTTCTATTCGCAACTTTGAACGACTTGTCCATTCCCTATTTTCAACTTCCTTCTTTTCTTTATTTGGCAATATTATTGTCATCGTGTCATTTGTTCCGTCATCCGCTATTGCAAGAATTTCATCAGCTAATAAATCAGTTTGAATTTCCTTCGCGCGCGTGTATCGTTTTTCAAATGACTCGCCGTTTATCTTATTTTCTTCGTCTCTAAGCCATTTATAAAATGTAAGTGTACTCATTTTAAATTCTTTACAAATAGCAACAAGTCCAAGAGTAGATTCAGAAATTCTTTCACAAATTGCCTCTGCTTCTATTGGATTAAATGGTCTTGGAATATTTGGCATTTCTGACATCACTTAAAGTTTAAAGGTAGTTTTAAAGCATTGATTGAATCGATGAGATTCTTTTTCGATGCGTTTCTCGGTTCGGGTTGCTTCGCTTTTTTCAAGATATGAAGAAGTTGAGTATTCGTCATTGATTCATCAGCCTTGAAGAACTTTTCCGATTTTATTCGGTCAGTTAGTGGAATCGTTTTCGCTCCCGAATAATTTTCACCGACCGTGGTTGGTTGATATTTTTTGTCCAAAACATTTACGGTTCGTTGGAACGTCTCCATCACGCAAGCTTTGCAATTTTTATCGAATGGAGTGCCACCAAGTTCGAGATAAGCTTCTT